TGAAGAATTAAGAGGATTGGCAGTAGAATTAAATGTGCCAATTGTAACGGCAACACAAACCACAAGAACTGGTTTTGTATCCACAGATGTAGGTTTAGAAGACACGTCTGAAAGTTTTGGTTTACCAGCAACAGCAGACTTTATGTTTGCGTTGATTAGTAGTGAAGAATTAGAAAAGGCAGGTCAAATGCTTGTCAAACAATTAAAGAACAGATATAACGATCCAACAATGAATAGAAAGTTTATTATTGGCGTTGATAGAAGTAGAATGAAATTGTTTGATATAGAACAAGCGGCACAAAATCTAATACAACCAGAGCAGAAGGAGAAATATGTCCAACACAACCCTACGAAGGAAGAAACACCGGAACAAAAATATAAAAAGTTCCAAGACTTCCAATACTAGTTATCACTTAGAAGTTAAATCTAAGAAGAAAGGTAACAAGATAGTATTTGAAGTATGGCAAACTGATAGAAACGGTAATATAGGCAGAATACAAACCTTTGCCTTTCGTAAAGACGCCAAACATCTAGCAGACTTTCACAATGAAAAACAACCTTGGAAAGTAAATGGTGGTCTTCCTAAGTTTTTCTACGACTAAATAGTAACATAACTATTATGGAGGCATTGATAAAATGTTAAGTTTTAATACATACTCAAACTTATCTGAAGCACGAAGTCGTGGTGAAGAAATGGAAGAACTGATTATTGCAGCTGTCAACAATCAGAAAGAACCTAAATCTAAGTTTGGTATACCTACAGGCGCAGGTAAAAATGTTGCCAAATTTCTCAAAGCAAAAGGTATTAGAGGTAAAGGACAAGTCCTTGGTGCAGATACTATTAATGTAACACCAGAGTGGACTAGTTATTGGCCGGGTGGGTCAGTACCAGGTTCTACTAAAACACCTAAAACAGACTTCACAATAGGAAATAATAAAATCTCCCTTAAATCAGGTAGTGCTGCTCAGTTAATGAGTGGTGGTCGTAATGAGAGTATTGCAACTTTCTATACAGCATTAAAGAGTGTAGAAGGTATGCAGAAAAAAGTTGTTAACAAATTAACAGATATGTTTGAAGGATTGGCACCTGCTTCAGTTGCAGGTAGTGAATTGGGAAAAGAAATTAAAAAAGGTAAAGATAAGGCAGTTATGAAAGCAAACGCTGCTCATAAAGAATTAATGGGTGAACTCAAAGCTATCTTTGCAAAGAACAAAGTCTTTTCAAATGCTTTTGCTTATGAAGCAATGTCTGGTGATACCAAGTTTGGTAAAAAATCTCCAGGTAGTTGTACTCATTTTCTTACAGTATCATTTGATGGTAAGAAAGCACATTTAAAAAAAGTAAGTGATAAAGCATATGTACAGAAAATTGCTGACCAAATGAAAGTGTCAGTAAGGTTTAAATCATCATCACAAAAAGTTGGTGGTAAAAAGACAGGCAAATACAAGTATTGGTCTGCCGTAGGGTTAATAGTTGACAAACTGGAAGAAGAAATGAGACCTATTGAGGGACAATTATTACACGAAGGTGTATTAGATAAACTCAAAGATATCTATGGAAAAGTAAAAGACTTTATAGTTAACTTATTCAAAAAGATAATGGAATATATTTCAAAAGGTTTTAATAATCTAATTGATTTTTTAGATTTAGAACCACAAGTAGATGTTGACCCAACGGTAAGAACAGATGTATAACGATTTATTAGTAGAAGATAAAAACACACACCTAGAACATTTAGAAGATGATATCATCAATAATGGTTATGCAGGTGGAGAAAATGCAGTAAACTTTCTTAAAGCAACAGCAGACTTATTATCAGGTAATTCAACTAAGAGTGTAAACGTAACTGTTAAATGGGACGGTGCACCAGCAATAGTTTGTGGACCTAGTCCAGAAAATGGCAAATTCTTTGTAGGTACAAAATCAGTATTCAACAAAACACCTAAAATAAATTATACAGTACAAGATATTAAAAACAATCACACAGGTGAAGTTGCAAATATTTTACAAGATTGTTTAAGATACCTTTCTACACTAGGTCTTAAAGAGATATTACAAGGTGACTTATTGTATAGACAAGGTACAGTAAAGAAAACAACTTACAAATCATCAAGTGGTAAATCTGAACAGATGTTATCCTTTCAACCTAATACTATTGTTTATATGGTACCAGAAGCGTCTGGTTTAGGTCGTAAAATTAATTCAAGTAAATTAGGTATTATATTCCACACAACTTATAAAGGGTCTAGTTTTGATAAGTTAAGTGCCAAGTTTGGTGCTAATGTATCAAAACTAAGAAGAAGTCCAAGTGTCTTCTTTGATGACGCAAGTTATAAAGATGTATCTGGTGTTGCCACAATGACAATTGGCGAAATGCAATCTTTTCAAAAGATATTAAACATGGCAGGTGGGTCATTAAAAAAATCAAAAGAATTATTAAACATAATTAAAACTGAAACAAATACATTATCAGTAGGTGTACAATTAAAAACATATCTAAACAGTTTTATTAGAGCTGCAACTGATTTACCTAGTACAAAAGAAACAGCAAATAAATTTAGAAAGTTTTTTTTAGATAGAACACAAAAAGAAATTGATAGTAAGAAAACTGATAAAGGTAAAGAGAAATATATTATAGTGCAAAAAGAAGGACTTAAATTTATTGATAGTCAAAACGAAAAGATATATTTTGCATGTGCTACATATAAGACTTTACAGAGAGCAAAACAAGTTTTAATAGATAAGTTAAACAAAGCAAAATCAATAGGAACATATAAGACAACACCAAAAGGATTACAAGTAACTAATCCAGAAGGTTATGTTGCTGTTGACAAATCAGGCAAAGCAGTTAAGTTAGTTGATAGATTAGAGTTTAGTGTACAAAACTTTACTGCTGCTAAAAATTGGGATAAAAAATAATGGCTAAAAAAGGACTCTGGTATTATATGAACAAGAGACGAAAAGAGGGTAAACCTAAACGTAAACCAGGCGAAAAAGGTTATCCAGGTGCAGGTGCATTTGATAGAGCAAATAACGAAGACGCTCAAACTCTTGCTATGAAAGACAAAGACGCATACAAAAAAGATAATCTATTAGGCACACCTGAATTAACAAACAAATATAAAAAAGATACACCAGGACAAAAGGTGGAAGGTTTTAAAGAATTTATAATGAAATATTTAGAACAGGCACCTAATACTGCTGACGCAATGAAAAGACACAAAGCAGGTAAAGCAGGTTTTACAGATAAAGCACATTTGAAAGCAAAAGGTTTAATACCTCGTTCAGATGGAGAAAAAAGAAAGAGTGATAAGTACAAATAATGATTACGTTTAAAGAATTAAATAAAAGGATACCTAGAAAAAAAGGTCAACCTGCTAATTCTAAAAAACATAGTGACTTATATACAGACGAAAATCCTAAAGGTACAATACACGGTTTAGGATTTAAAGATGTTGCAACGGCAAAAAAGAGTGTTGCAAAGATTAAAGGTTCTGGTAAATCTCATGCTCATAAAATTCAGGCAGCGATTGCCATGGAACAAAGAGCAAGAGTTATGGGTAAGACTGCTGAAGCGGCAGTATATAGAAGTTTTATTAACGCAATGAAAAAGAAGACAAAGAAATGATACCATTTATTTTAAAAGAAGGTTTATATGACCCAGGTATATTCAAAGCATTTTTCCTTGCAGGTGGTCCTGGTTCAGGTAAAACATATGTTACAAATAAAGTAATGGGTGGTATGGGACTAAAGAATATTAATAGTGATAGAGCATTTGAAATAGGTTTAAAAAGGGCAGGTCTATCTTTAAAAATGCCTGAAGATGAGGCAAAGAAAAGAGACCCAATTAGATTGCGTGCCAAAGAATTGACAGGCAAAGCATTAGAGAATTACATACAAGGTCGTTTAGGTCTTGTTGTAGATAGTACAGGTAGAGATTATGAGAGTATAGCAAGACCAGTTTCATTATTAAAACAAATGGGATATGATTGCTATATGGTATTTGTGAATACGAGTTTAGAAGTTGCAATGGTAAGAAATACAGAAAGAGAAAGAACTGTACCACCTGAAATTGTAAAGAATAACTGGAATACTGTACAACAAAATATAGGTAAGTTTCAAAGACTATTTGGTCAACAGAAAATGATTATCATAGATAATAATAAGGCAGACGAAAAAATTATTACCAATGTATATAAACAAGTTGCCAAGTTTGTGAAAAAACCTGTAGATAATCATATTGCAAAGCAATGGATTAGAAAAGAAACAGATAAGAGAAAAAGATGAAGACATTAAAAGAATTACTAAGAAAGGAAGTTGGAAGAAAACAACCAGTTGTATTTGCATTTGGTCGTTTAAATCCACCTACTGTAGGTCATCAAAAACTAATTGATAAAGTAATTACTATGGCAAAACGAGTAAAAGGTTTGCCTGTTTTGTATGTTAGTGCTTCACAGGATAAAAATAAAAATCCTTTAACAGCAAAACAAAAACTAGATTATTTAAAGAAGATATATCCTCGTGGTATAAAATTAATGCCTGCTACAGGCAACGAAAGAACATTTATGGAAATATTAAAAAATAGATTTGATAAAAGATATACAGATGTTTATATGGTTGCAGGTAGTGATAGAGTATTAGAGTTTAAAAAACTAATTAAAAAATACAACGGTAAAGATTACAATTTTGATACCGTTAATGTAGTGAGTGCAGGTGAAAGAGATCCAGACGCTGAAGGTGTAACTGGTATGTCTGCTAGTAAAATGAGAGCGCTCGCAAAAGTAAACAATTATAAAGATTTTAGGAGTGGTCTAATGAAGAACACAAAGGAGAAAGACGCAATGAAACTATTTAAAGATTTGAAAAATCAAATGGGTGTAAGAGAAGATATGTTACCACCTAGTACAAGTAGTGAGAGTGACGAGTTAAATATTATTAGAGAAAATTATCATGCAGGTGACATATTCAATATTAATGAAACAGTTGAAAATTTAAAAGATGGTAGTATAGGTAAGATTATTAAAAGAGGACCTAATTACGTTCAATACGAAATGGAAGACGGTGGTGTTAAACGTGCATGGTTAGATGATATCGTTCCAACTGAGGATACGGTAAATGAAGAATTGGTTAATGAAAATATTGACCAAAAGAAATTAGTATTACAAAAGAATAGTGATAAACTAGTTTCATTTAAAAGTTTTGATGAAGAAATCAACGCAGCTTCTAATCAACAAGATGTAAATGTTGATGACGAAGATAAAGCAAGAGAAGATAATGAGAAGAAAGATAAACAAAAGAATAAAGTAAAAACACCTGGACAACCAGATACGTTTGATAGTTATACTGATACTCATGTTTCTGATGTACAAAAAAGTAATACTAGAAAGTTTAGTCAAGTAACACCAGGACAAGATAGAGACTATGAGAAGTTAGTGGCAAAAAGAATGTTCACTAAGTTTGAAGGTGTTGATAGAGTTGCACAGGATCCAGATATCAAAAAGAAAGATGGTACACAACCTAAGAAATACTATTCTGGTTTAAAGAAATCAACTAAATCTGCTAGAGACGCACACTTTAAAAAAGGTGCAAAAATGGATGACGATAATCCAGCGGCATATAAACCGGCACCTGGTGATACTAAAGGTAAAACTAAACCTAGTACACATACACAAAAATTTAAAAAGATGTTTGGTGAAGTTGATGAAGAAGTATTATCTGCTAATGATATTAGAGATTGGTCATTATTACCAGAAACTATTGATATGTTTAAAGACAAATATCAAACTGACTGGAAAATTGAATTAGACAATACAATTGCAGAAATGATGAAAGATATTGAGATAGATGAAACTGCTACAGCAGCGATTAAGAATAAAGCAGATAAATCTGGTATGCCGGCAGGTGTATTAAGAAAAGTATATAATCGTGGAGTTGCTGCCTGGAGAACAGGACATAGACCAGGAACTACACCACAACAATGGGGTCTTGCAAGAGTTAATTCATTTGTTACTAAATCAAGTGGCACATGGGGTAAAGCAGACGCTGACTTGGCGAAACAAGTCAGAGGAAGTTAATGACATTTGTATTTAAACACCCTAGTAAATATAAGAAAGTAAAGGAAGAAACAATGGTAAAATCATTTAAAGAAGTAGAGGAGATTGACGCTATCTGTGAGCAACAATACCAAGATTTGCCTTTAGAAGAAGCAGAATATCAAGGTAAGAAAGTTACACTTAACGATCCAATTCGTGGTGGTTCAAAGAAATTTTATGTATATGTTAAAGACGGTGACAAAGTAAAAAAAGTTTCTTTTGGTGATACGACAGGTTTAAGTATTAAACGTGACGATCCGGCAAGGCGTAAATCTTTTAGAGCAAGACATAACTGTGACCAGAAAAAAGATAAGACAACGGCTGGTTATTGGTCATGTTATCAATGGCGTGCAGGCGCTAAGGTTAATAATTAGTATAAATAGTAAAGTTATGACAAGATACACAAAAACAATGGCGGAAGCCTACAAAGAAGTTACTGAGGATCCAGTTGCAAAAGCACAGGATAAACTAGACGCAACAAAGAAAATTGCGGCTTTAAAAAAACAAATAGATGATATTAAAGCACAACAAAAATCAAGTGCTGGTCAATCAGAAGCAGTTGATAGTGATGATACTGGTGGTGCTGCTGAAGTAGATATGATAAAGAACCAAGTAAATCAAATGCGACACTTCTTAGACGGCATTGAAAGTATGATTGCTAAAGATGGTGATGTAGAAGAATGGGTACAAAGTAAGATTACTAAGGCAACTGATTATCTCAAAACGGCATACTCATATAAAACAGGTGAGAAAAATGAAGAAGTTAACGAAATCGCACCGGCAATAGCAGGTCTTGCTAGAGCGGCAGCAACAGGTGCCGGCATGGCGATAGCAAACAAAGCTATGAACGCAAGTAAGAAAAAGATAAAAGAAAAAATGGATCCTAGAGAACATGTTGCTAAGAGTAAAAAGAATCCAGATATGTATTGTGTATTTGATAAAGATGGTAATGAAGTTAAATTATTCAAAGATAAAAAAGACGCTGAAGAATATGCCATTAAAAACCATGACAAGTTAATGGAAAACATGATATTAGAATTTACAGATGCTCAAATAAAGAGACTGAAAAAAGAATACGAACCACTACGAGGTAAAGAAACTGGAATAAATCCAGAGAAGTTTAAAAAACTTCGTGTTATGTTAAGTAGAATGACTAAAGATATGTTGTTGAAATTAGTTAAGGCAGATTTGCCTATAATTACATCAGCTGCGAAAGCAAGATTAGTTGTTCATCATGGAATGAAGTGGTCACAATTACCAGAAGAACTGGTAGCGTATATTGATTTAGAACAATTAGACGAAGCTAAATCTAAGTTTAAAAGTGTAGAACCAAAAGTGATTGATAGAGTTGAAAAAATGATGAAAGGTAGTAGAGACGAAAAGAACTCTATTGCTAATCTATTAAATTACTTAATGCCACCTGAAGTTGTTGATATGATTAGGTACAAACTAAAAATAACACAACCAAGAGGCAAAATTAAATTTTAAAGGGAGACTAAAATGTCAAAAGATAAAAACGGAACTGTGGGTTGGAACTCTAGTTACTTTGGTGAAGCAAAACCAGGGTCATTAGCACATACAATCGCAGATATAACAAATAAACAAAACGACTTAGTTGGTGGTAAACCAGAAGTCGCAGACAGTCAAGCAGTACAAGCTGCAAAAGCAAAAGAAGAATTAGCACAAGAGGGTAAATTACCACCTGCTCTTCAAAAAGCAATTGACGCTAAAAAAGAGAAAAAAGAAGACGAAGATATGGCACAGAAAGAACCTAAGTCTAAAGACAAAGGTCCTGTCAAAGTACATGGTGAAAAAAACGAAGATGTTAATGCTGAGATTGAAGCTGCTAAACAAGGTAAAGTAAAATCACTAGTAGATACTATTATTGATATGTACAAAACTAATGAAGAAGGTAACGCATTTGGTAAGGCACTACAAGCTGCTAAAGAAAAAGGCGAGACTGAATTTGTAGTATCTGGTAAGAAATTTAATGTAGAAGCAGAATTAGATAAAGTAAATCAAACTGCTGTAAAGAAAAAATTTGACGATAGAAAAGACAAAGACATTGATAACGATGGCGATGTTGATAGTTCAGATAAATTTCTTCACAAAAGAAGAAAAGCAATATCTAAAGCAGTAAGTAAGTAATATGAAATACTCCGCATTTAAGGCGGAGACTTTAAACCTACACCTAGTTCAGGAACAGGACAGTCTCCCAACTATATACTGTGACATGGACGGTGTACTTTGTGATTTTGTTGCAGGCATTGATAAGATGTTTACGCTTAAATCTAAAGATCCATCTATGCCTGGACCAATGCAAACCAATGGTTACTCAGATACAGACGATTGGTTAAAAGCGCCAATGAGTTCTACAAAATGGCAACCTATACATAACTACCCTATGTTTTGGCCGACATTACCGTGGATGAAAGACGGTCTAAAGTTATGGTCATACATAAGCAAGTTTAAACCACATATTTTATCAGCATATACACCACACGATAAGAACAGTATTAAAGGTAAAAGACTGTGGATACAAAGGAATTTAAGACTTACTGACCAAAGTAGAATACACTTGGTCAGACGTAAAGAAAAGAAACTTTACGCTAATGGTAATGTACTAATTGATGATTATGGTAGAAATGTGAAAGAATGGAAATCAAACAAAGGTATCCCAGTTAAGCATAAATCAACTGCTGAAACGATTTCTCAGTTGAGAAAACTAGGATATGTATAAATAGTAACAAGTTATAACTAAACAAAACTTAATTAAGGAGAATTAATATGGGACTATGGGGAAAATCTACTTCCGC